TAAAGCCTCTGGCTCTTAATATTTCCTGTAAGAGAAGCACAGATGTATTTTTGTCTCCTGCTTTTACTGTCTCTGGGTTAAACATGTAGCTGCCTCCTTTTGGGTTTGTTGTCTTGTCTGTTTCATCTTTATCTGCAGATAAAACAATTGAATAGTCCGGTGTACAAAATTTTGTCCCCGGAAGATTACTGTTGTAATAGCTCTTCTGGCACACCCCGCCACCATTTGCCACGATACCGGATGCTCCGGAAGTATTTCCCTCAATCGTCCAGAATCTGTCTCCGGCTACTTTTGTTACAAAGCCGGTATGGGTAAAGGTACCGCCATGTTTAAAGATAACAATATCTCCAACTTTTGGATTGGCATTCTTTACAAATAAGACGCCTAAGGTTGGGCAGTATACATACGGCCAGTGTTTTAAGAGTTTCTTTGCATTATCCAGACCAAAAGCTTTCATGAAACACCAGGAGATAAACGCTGCGCACCAGGGCTGCCCCTGATAGGATGGTTTTATATCTCTCCAATATTTTGTATAGTTTGCTGATCCGGCATTTCCAGTCTTGCTGTCAAGCTGGCTGTTATTTTTCTTTTCCAGGTACCCGATCTCTTCTTCTGCAATTCCCAGAACTATGTTGATAGCTTCACTCTTTGTCATGACTGTGTTTTCCTTTGCTATATCTTTTGCTTCGTTATAATCTTTGTAAAATATATTTCTATCTACAGTTCCGCTGATGCCAGGTATCTTTGCTTTACTGGAATACTGCCAGCCCACACCAAAGTCCGGCCGGAGTCGTTCCTGTAAAGTACCGTTATCTGATGCCGGATAACGTGCAATCCAGAAATCGTATTTTTTCAGATGGCTACAAATTACATTCAGGTACCAATCCACATTGCAATAAATACCAAATTTATATCCCGCTGCCGTGATAATCTTTTCGAATGCTTCTGCCAATTTATGGATCTGTTCAGCTCCGAGGCTTCTCTGATTATTCCATTCCAGATCCAGCCAGACCGGATACTGCAGTTTTCGCCCGTTCAGAACTTCCACGACCTTCTTGGCTTCGCTCTGTATCTCTGCAACTGTCATAGCATAGGAATACTTATATGCCCCAACCGGGATATTGTATTTCCGGCATTCAGAGAAGTTCTGCTCAAAGTAGCTATCTATCACGTTTCCCGCTTCTGTAATCCGCAGGATTGCGAACCCCATGCCGTAATCAGCAACTGTTTTCCAGTCAATTTTCCCTTGCCAGGCAGATACATCAATTCCTCTTATTTCCATGTCCGTCTCCTTTCATAGAGCGAAAAGGGATGGTTTCTCATCCCTTATTCGTCTTTATTTGCCTGTTTTACAATCTGGTTCACGTATGTAGAAAGACCGGCAATCAGTATTCCCTGTGTAATCGCTGTAAAAATTGCCATTGCAATATCCTGTCCGGTACCGCAGGTGCAGGTGGCAAACACATAGATCGCGCAGATTGCAATGCTGATTCCGCCAAGGATAAGCGGGATGTACTTATCCTTTACTGCCTGTGCCTGTTTGAGTGCCATTCCTACGAAATATAAGGCAATAGCTACTACGATGAGTTCCGGTTTTACATAGTTTGTGATCTGTTCCATAATCATTCTCCTTTTCTTTCCAGGTCTTCTATTCTATGATTCGCAACCTTAATATGTTCCTCCTTTCTCCGCCTTAACCGGCGGCTTTTCTTTCGTAATTCATATTCAGAAGAATTATATCCTGTCTCTGGATGAGCAGGCATTTGATTTCTTCTTCTGACATATCACTGGCTTTATGCTGAATTCCATTAATACGGATATTTCTTGTTACCAGTTTTAATTCTGACATCTTCCTCACCTCTTCTTTATGGTATGGGAAATGATATGTATAGGTTACTGTTTATACAAATTTAAGCAGTTTGTCGAACGACTTTCGTTGACTCTCCTCTCATATGCTCTTATCCTGTAAGTACAGAGTAGTGACCTACCCGAGTACATACGATCGGAATGTCCTCAATAGTAAGTTTCAACAACTGTATTGCTTTACAAATATCTATCTGCTTCCATGAACACATTCCATTCATCTTTAGTGACAATATGCGCTCCGACCATCCCATTGCACTTGCGAAGTTCGACTGAGTGTTAAAAATCTCCACGATTCTTCCTCGTAGCTTGTTATAATCGAATGCCAACTTGATACCTCCTTTCCGGTTCAAGCTTTTGAATTATCTGTGTAATATCACGTCGTCCATTTTCTGCCAACATAAAATTCAATTTTTTTAACTTTTAGGTTTTTATTATTGAACTTTTGTATAATATGTGTTATATTTCAATTACGAAAAGGAGAACATTATGAAGAAAGAAAACACTGCAATTCGTTTAAAAACAATAATGAATATGCGAGGACTTCGGCAAGTTGATATTCTTAATCTGACTGTTCCATATTGTCAAAAGTATAATGTAAAAATGCATAAGTCAGATATAAGTCAATACTGTTCTGGAAAAACAGAGCCTAACCAAGAAAAGCTTTTTATTCTAGGAAATGCATTGAACGTAAGTGAAGCATGGCTTATGGGTTTTGACGTTCCTATGGAAAGAACTCCCTATAAAGCAGAATCTGTTCAGAACTCTTCCGTCTCTGCTCAGTGCAAGGAAATCATAGAAATCTGCAATCAGTTGTCTCCTCATAACCAGAGAAAGGTTCTCGCCTACTCTAAGAACCTTCTCTCCGCCCAGCAGATGGAAGAAGATCTTCTTGCAGCTCATGCCCGGACGGATGTTGAGCAAACACCCGAAGGTGTTCAGCATGATTTGGATATTATGAATGATGATTCAAAATGGGAGGAATGATATGGCATTAGATATATTGGAATTGCGTAAACTATGTATACCTAAAAACATTCGTATTACACTCCACGCAGCTAAAAGGCTGGAACAGCGTAGGATATTCTTAAAAGATGTAATAGCCTGTATTATGAATGGAGAAATCATCGAACAATATCCAGATGATTATCCTTACCCCAGTTGTTTAATTCTGGGGATGAGCATCGAAGATAAATATCTTCATGTAGTCATCGGAAATCACGAATCGGATTTGTTCCTTATAACAGCTTATTTCCCCAGTTTTGATAAATGGGAATCTGATTTCAAAACCAGAAAGGAGAATGCATAATGACTTGTTTTTACTGCAAAGGTAATATTGAATCTTCTACAACAACTTACATGACTGATTATCAGGGATGCTATATCATTATCAAGAATGTTCCTTGTGAAAAGTGTTCTCAATGTGGGGAAGAATACTTAAATGGTGAAACACTTGAACGAATTGAAGAAATTATTCAAAAAGTTAAAGGTATGCTGACTGAAATTGCAGTTGTTGACTACAAGCAAACAGCTTAGAGAGAACCGTTTTATTTTAATCGCTAAAGGGGTGATCCCAATTGAATTACGAACAATTACTGACTGCTGCCGATCAAGAAGGGTTACTTGTTAAAGAACAACCTCTTACTGAACATGATGGCCTGATCCGCGGCAGTCGCATAGCAATCCGAAAGGATATAGAAACACAAGCAGAAAAATCCTGTGTGCTTGCCGAAGAAATCGGGCATTATCGCACCAGCTCCGGAAACATTTTAAACCAGAATAAGGTAGAAAGCCGAAAGCAGGAATATCGACCTCGGCTTTATGGGTATAATCTAAAGCTTGGACTTACCGGTCTGATCAGCGCTTATGAAGCAGGATGTAGAAATCTTTATGAGATGGCTGAATATCTGAACGCTACGGAAGAATATTTAAAAGAGGCTATACAGTATTACCATTCTAAATACGGTGTATACGCTGTTGTCGATAATTATGTCATTTATTTCGAACCATTTGCGGTGATACATATGATTTCATCAACAGATTAAAGAATGGAGCTATTATTACCAGATTCGCTTTTGGAAGAATATAAGGATTTTACTATTGAACAGATATCTCGAATGACGGGATATCATCAGAAACTGATTGAATTAAGACTCAAATAATATTTATTTTATGTATAAGGAGGCAAAGCGTATGGCATTAATAAAATGTCCTGAATGTGGAAAAGAATTTTCTGATAAGGCTCCTACATGTCCTAATTGTGGATGCCCTACAAGCGAGATGGCTTTCGATAATGTTCATCAAGCAGATGGCGATTCATCTCAGAAACCGCATGTTACGCAAAAAATAAGTGCTATCAAGATTGACGAAGTAAACCGAATGTTTCAAATTCACGGAACTATACCTACGAACGGTAAAAAAACTGGCATTATCGGGAAATCTTTCAAAGGACTTATGGCAGTAAGTACAATGGGGATGTCTGTTGCTGCTGAAAAATTAATTGCAGGTGGGAAGAATAAAGTTGGCGCAGCTAAATGGTTTCCTTTCTCCGATCTTGTAAGTTACGACCTTCTCGAAGATGATGCACTTGTT